CTGGCGCAGTGGTGAGCAGTTCCGATCAGTCTTCGCGCGCGCAGACGATTGCCAGTACGCAGTCAGGACAGTCCATGCCGGGCCCAGTGCCGCAGGCAGTCGATGCGCAGCACAACGTCTATTACCCGACAATAGCTGAGCCGGGCCTGACGATTCCGCCGCTCGTCGATCCGACCGGGATACTTTCACCAGGTCTAACGGTTCCGAACTCCGGAAATTATAGCAGCACCAATGTGAATACTCTCGAATATCTGCAAGGTCCACAGTAAAAAATGGCGCAGATCATTCCTTTGACATCCTCACCCCGTCAGAGCCTGACGGTCTCGCTGAATATCAACGGCGGCGCAACGACGGTTCAGCTTCTCGTTTCCTACAACGAGATGGGCGCCTTCTGGGTCATGAACATCTATGACCAGACAGGCAACCTGCTGGTTGCCTCTATCCCGCTAATCACCGGGGCCTGGCCGCTGGCAAACATTCTGGCGAGCGTCCAGTACCTGAACATCGGATCGGCCTACGTCATCAACAACGTCGGCACGATCTACGACGATTCCGGCTTGTTGGTCGATTATCCGGACAGCGGGGATCTGGGAACAGATTTCGTCTTGCTTTGGACGGACAACGCGGATTACATACCCGGTACCGCGGCCTCATCATCGTCGCCAACTGGCGTTCCATTTTCGACCAAATATCAAGGACCTCCGGGACCGCCCGGCCCTCCAGGACCTCCCGGGCCGGGCGGCGGATTGGCTGCGGCCATAAATCCCATGACCGTAGTGAGTTCTACGCTTACGCCGGTCTCATCCGTTGCCACAATCGTGGTGAATCAGGCCACGCTTACAGGCGCCGTTACTTTAGAGCCACCGGTTCCGGCCGTACCGCAGGCTATATTCGTTGTCCAACTCAGCCAAAACGGAACAGGCGGTTATCCGATCACTTTCGATCCATTCTATCTCGGTCTGAGCACATTTATTCCTGCCCTGCTGCCCAGCACCCAACTGACGATTCAGGTTCAAATCAACATCGCGGGTGACGCAGGAATTTGCCTGATCCTCGCTAACGGACAAACCATCGCATGAGAAAACTACTCGCTTTCCTCGTCTTCGCTGTGGCTGCACAGGCACAACAATCGGTTTCATGGGTGCAATTTCTCAACAGCGCAGGGACAAAGGACCTGCGCATGCAAGCTCCCAGTTCTCTTGCCACGTCATACACTCTTTCGTTGCCTGTTCCGACCGGGACTGCGGGTTGCTGGTGGGACAATGGCAGCGGCGTGGCCAGTATTGTGGCGGCATGCGCTTCGATCCTGACGCCGCCTCTGAGCCTCTCTGGAAGTCTCAGCGGAGCAATTCTTACCGTCACCCAGACCAGTGGAGCAACGGGCCCGGCGGTCCAGATCGGAACCGTGACCAGCGGCGGCGGCGGCGGCCTGACGGTCTGCGGGACAGCTTGTCCGCCGGCAGACGGGTACGGGATTCAGGTCGGCGTCAACACAAGCCAGAATTCTTGGGCGGTCAACGGAAACTCCGGCGTCTCACCTTACGGCGACACAACGATCATAGACTACATCGGCGTCGAAGGGGATAACTTTTTCATCAAGGGCGGAACGTCTTCGACCTACGGCCAGTTCATCTGGTCGCGCGTCAAGCAGGACAACAGCGGCGTACTTCCCAAGAATGAGGTCGCTTTCCGCAATTCAGAGAATGATGATCTGATGCACGTCACCGGAGTTCCGTGGACTTCCACAACTTACCCCTGGTACGCTCATGCCTTCGCCGGAGAGATCCAACTTGGCCTCTGCCAAGCTGCCAACGCGACGAATCAGACCAACTGGTGTACGACACCCTCAATCACGAACGATATCGGTGTCACCCGGTCTCGGGTCAGCTCGACCTCATTTCTCGAAGTGAACAACGGAGAGCCGGTGTCGGAGGGCGGCGCGCTCGCGCCCGTCAGGTCCAGCTACTTCGTAGGGCCGTGGAACTGCCTCTTTACAGGGGCAACATTGTGCGGCGGACAGACCTCGGGAAACTTCGGCATGTACGGAAACGGCTATGCCCAATTTGCAGAGTTAGAGGCGAATCTGTTTGGTTTCGAGGGCCGAAACGGCGTGACGCTGGTGGGCAGCGGACTCACTCAGATCGGGTACTACAGCAGCGTATTCGGCGGAGTGACGAACAAGGTGCTGACTCTTTATGGCCCGGCCGGAATCTACCTGGATGGTGCCACAACATTCACGGGAGCTTTGACGCTGGGAACCGCGTTGAGCCACGCCTACATCGCGGCGTCCGGAGTCACCGCCGGGAGCTACACCGCTGCCAATATCACAGTCGCGGCAGACGGCAGCATCACAGCGGCATCGGACGGAAGCGGCGGAGGCGGCGGCACTGTCACCAGCGTGGCTACAACCAGCCCGATCACCGGCGGAACGATCACAGGAACAGGGACGATTGGCTGCTCGACTTGCTTGACCACCGGCTCGACTTACGTTTCTACCGTCAATGGATCAGGAGGAGCGATCACAGGGATTCCCACGCTCTCGGCGAACAACACATTTACAGGCACGAATACGTTCAACACCAATACCGTTGGAGTAAACGCGGGACTATCCGTGTCGACGACGGCACTAATCGGTACCTCGTTTTACGCATCCGGCGGCTCCAGAACCGACATTGACGCCGCCGCTCTATTCGGCGGAAATGTTGAGATAGTTGGGAAATTCTCATTAACTGGATCATCAACATTGTCACTCGGAACACATTCAGGAAGCACTGCTGCAACGGGAGGCGGGGCCGAAATCGACAACTCTGGCAGCACACTTTCGATCATCGCTTACGATACCGGAGGCGGCTGCAACATCGGCACCGGAGCGAGCGGCATATTCTGTAGCTCAGATGCCCGACTAAAAACGGACATTACTGCTATTCCCGAGGGCCTACGGTTTATTGATGCGCTGAGGCCTGTTACATTCCGATGGAAAGGCGATCCGGCTAGACTGGCCTTGGGCTTCATCGCACAGGACGTGCAGACGGCGGTACCGGATTACAGTGACACGCTGGTACACACGATGGGACCGAATAACGACAGTCTAGGGCTTTCGACTATGAGCATAATTCCACTGATGGTGCGCGCGATTCAGGAGCAGCAGGTTGAAATCGAACAACTAAAGCAGAATAGAGCACAATGAAAACCACAATCATCGCTCTATTACTCGCCTCTTATGCATTTGCGGCAGAGACTACAACATCACTTACGCCTCTCGGGTTCTGGCCTTTGTGCAATATTCAGGCACTGACGGCAGTGTTTATCTGCCCGTCGGTCCCCGATCCTGCATCCGAAGGATACATCCTCTGGATGCAGGCAATAAACTCATCGACGGTCGCATTCCGCTATAGCGTGACGGCTACGATGGCTTCCGATGGAAGTATCAAGACTCTGAGCGGGTTAACGGCCCGAACGGGCGAGACCAGTATGCAAACGCTCTATTTCGGCGGCCCGATCCTGCATTGGAGTATTCAGGTTGAGGAACTGGTAGTGACCGATCTTTCGGTGTCCGTCAAATGAAACCACTCCTCATCGCCATCCTGATCGCCGCTTCCGCCTTAGCCGCCGACCCTCCTGCCATCACAGATGCCCAGCGGATTGCATTCCTGAAGGCGGAAAACGCACTGCTGCGGAAGCAACTTAACCTCGCCAATGAGGAACTGGCCAACATCAAGGGAGCCGACCCGGAATCGGAAGCGTTCAAGAGAGCCGTCGATTCACTGAAAGCCTCGTGCCCCACACTGACGCGAACTCAGGACGGGGATCTGGTGTGTCCGGCGCCAGCGAAGTAGGCCGGTTGTGCCATGCGCGCGCGCCGTTTGAAAAATGCCATCGCCATCACAGCAGTTCCCCAGTGATTTCATCCGCGCCTGGAAAATATCGATCGCCATTCAGAACGCGCTTCGGTCTCCGAATCAGCCAGTCGGGCCGCTTGCGCCGGGTGGCACACTGGTTTTGTCGAGCGATCAGTTCACTCAGCCTCTCCGGACCATCTTCAAGATCAGCACCCGCGCGCTGCTGGCATATTGGACGGGCGAGATCACAATCTACAACCAGAACATTCAGACGTTGACCCAGCTGCAGGCGACCGGCGTTCAGGTTGAGCAACTACTACAGTTCACCAGCGTGCTTTCGCTTGGCGACGTCGTAAGCGTTAGCGCTGGGTACAAGAACGACGGGTCCGGTGCTTTCAACCCGGATGCCAATAAGATTTATGTTGGTTCGGTCTTCCAGCCGCTCTGGACCCGTGAGAATGTCGTTGACCTCCGTGTGACCCTGCGATGCCTTCAGGGCCTCATGCAGGATGCACTGAACTGGACGGGGAGCCAAACAGGCGCAGCAGGTATCACGGTTGAGGCCGGCGCCAATGCCGGCGAGACGTTAAATCAGATAGCCACATCGTCTGGCATCCCAATCGCTTACGTCGACGATCGGGCCAGAAGCGTCTTGGGCCAGTCACAGTCGATTCGGGCTCAGACGTTCTCCAGTCGGCCATTCGCTGCAATCAATCAGGTCGCGAAAGACAATAATCTTCTCTCATGGGTAGATCATCTCGGACTCAACATTCGATCACTTCAGTTTGATCCGAATACCGTTCCCGACATTATCTATGGGCCGCCGAATCTTGGCGGTAATCCGACCTCTCTCATAAGCACACAGGGGACCGTCAAGCACACGCTTATCGGAACGCCAGAGCAGACGCAGGAAGGAATTGTATTCAGGATTCTTCTTGATGCTCAGCCAAGAATCGGACAGATCGTTCAGGTCCAGCCCGGCACATCGATCTCCCGGGCTCCGATCCAGTTCGGCCAGTACCCGCCGCGGCCCCTCAACCAGCAAGGTAATTACGCGATCATCGGCATCGATCACTTTGGCGACTCCCGCGGCGGCTCGGACTCCTGGTACACCGAGATAACAGGCGTCACGCAGAGTTTCTTCCCTGGCTTCGCTTTAGCTCCGAACGTAATCTGACCGAAAACAATGGGAAATACCAACTTCGGACCTCCGATCGATCAACGGCTCGTACCTGAGATAGCTCCGTTCACGGATCTCCGTGATCTGATCTTCGGCTCGTTGAAGGTGGCGGGTCCGGCCATAGTGGTTGCGTTTCATCCCGGTCCGCCGGCGACGGTTGACGTGCAGTTGGCGATCAATCAGGTCTGGCAGCAGAACGTGAATGCTCCGAACGCGCCGGTAAACGTCCAGCGGATCTCGCTTCCGACTCAGGTACTTAAAGGTCTGGTGGTGCAGATTCCGAGCGCGGGCGGCTGGAGCCTGACGCTGCCAATTGCGGTCGGTGATGAGTGTCTGGCTGTATTTTGCGACGGGGATATCGATTCGTGGTTCCAATCCGGCGGATCTCAGACTCCGATGCGGCCATCGCGGCAGCACAGTCTTTCGGACGGCATAGCGATATTCGGGATCAGGAGCAAACCGCGGGGCTTGGCGAACTATTCGACATCGGCGCTTGAGATCCGGAACGACGCCAACACCATCAAGATCAGCATGTCGGCGAGTAGTGGCATTACGATCACAGCGTCGACCATCAAGTTACACGGTGCTGTCGCAGTGGTCGACGGCTTTGGTGCCAATGGAGCATCGCCGCAGACACCGGCTGCCTCTGGTGGGCCGTCTGCAGGGACGCTGCCTGAAACCACAACGCTGGCCAACGCTATTCGGTTGGCCCTCATTGCCAACGGAATCATGTCCTGATGTCGACTTTACTGGTTCGCCAACTCGCAACGGCCAATGGTGCCTGGGATGCACGACGCGGCCAAGGCGCGCAGGATTTCCTATCGGATCTCGATGCCGTTGCTCAGATTATTGCCTCTACAATTTTGCTTTTGAGAGGAGAATGGTACGAGAATTTTGCACTCGGCACACCGCTGTTTCAGGCGATCCTCGGGGTTCCTAATACCTCGGCTGGCGTCGCGCTGATCCTCAGACAGAGGATTCTTAGCGTGCCTTATGTGACGGGCGTGCTCGATATTGACGTTAACTACATCGGCAAGAGCAGGGCCTATTCGTTTTCAGCGACGGTGCAAACGCAATTCGGTACACTGCAGGTCAATCTTCCGCTCCCAGGTATCCAAGCCGCAGTTTAGCGTGAGAATTCAAACTCAAAATGTCCTACTCTCCACCATCAATCGGATCCGGCGGCCTCACGATCCCCAGCTATACCGACATCCTTAATTATTTGAAGGCGTCATTTCTCGGTATCTTTGGCGCGAACTGCTACCTCGGGCCGGATTCCTCCGACTATCAGGACATCGCTATCCGCGCGCTGCAGTACAGCGATATCAACGGCGCCCTCGTGGCCGTCTATGCCTGTTTTAGCCCGCTCACGGCAATCGGAGTGAGCTTGGATCAACTCGGACAGCTCATCGGGACCCCGCGGAAATCAGCATCGCAATCCACTGCGACGTTGACGGTGGCTGGCAGTTCGGGAACGGTCATCACGAACGGGATCGCCCGGGATACATCGGGGAACCTGTGGAGCCTGCCCACAACGGTGACCATCGGGGTCGGTGGCACGATCAGCGTCACTGGCACATGTCAGACAGCAGGGACTATTACCGCAAACGCAGGGACGATCACAGTGATCGCTACGCCTACGCTCGGATGGAATAGCGTCACGAATCCAGCGGCGGCGTCTCCTGGTCAGCCGGTTGAGCCTGATTCGCTCTATCGCGCGCGCCTTGCGATCTCTCAGGCGTTGCCGTCTATTACCACCTTGGCTGGCACTGCGGCGGCTCTGGCGGCGCTGCCAGGCGTAACGCGGTCCCAAGTCTACGAGAACCCGACGGGCACTACACAGAGCTTCGGGTCCTGTAGCACTTCAGGCACGGCCGTGACCGCTCTGACCGGCTATCCGTTCGATTCCTCAATGGATGGCCAGCCGATCACGATCAGCGGCGTCGCGTATACAATCTCTTCCGCGTCCGGCGCGAGCGCTACTCTTGGCGCATCGGCAGGGACACAAACCGCAGTTCCATTCTCGACGGCTGGCCCTGCTCTCGGGCCGCCGCACTCGATAACGGCCGTCGTGGAGGGCGGAACGTCCGCCGCGATCGCTCAGGCCATCTACAACAATCGCGGGATCGGGTGTCTGACGAATGGCACCAACTCCGCAGTTATTACCGATCCGAACAACGGCGGATTGAGTGTCACGATCAGCTTCGACGTTCTCTCCTACCTGCCGATTTACGTGGCGATGAACGTACACCCGCTAGCGGGCTTTACGACGGCCATTCAGGCGAACATCGTTTCCGACGTGGTGGCCTACATCGCTGAACTGGGGATCGGCGAATCGGTTCTCTGGAGCTCGATCATGGGTGCCGCCCTTGAGGCGCAACCAAACCCGCCGGTGCCTGCGTTCTCGATCAAGGCACTGACCACCGGCTATCAGGCAGCCGCGACAACGGCGAGCACAACGGTTTCGGTGAACACCATCACAGTCGCTTCTGCCACCGGGATTGTTGTCGGGCAGATCGTTGTTGGTGCCGGTATCCCGGACGGGACCACGGTAACAATTATCAGCAGCCTTACGCTTACGCTGTCGGCTAACGCTTCAGTAACGGCCAGTGGCGTCGCGGTCACGTTCTTTACTGTCGGGACATCGGATCTCTCGTTAAACTTCTGCGCCGCGGCATCGCTTCTGGCGTCTAACGTCGTCATTTCGCTGGTCTAAACGATGAGCAGCCCGATCATCACGCCCGGACCGTTTCTGGAGACGGTTGCCTACTACCAAAATCGCGTAACGAGCGAATATAATTCTGGCGCGTCGCCGAACATGCTGGCCTGGCTTGCGGCCAACGTCCAACTCGGGCTCGACATCGCCGAGTGTCTGAACTCGATGCTCAGCACGGCTTTCCAATTGAGCACGGCTGTCGGCATTCAGATCGACACAATAGGCGCGCTGCTCGGTATTTCGCGGACACTGCCATTTCAGCCCACCGGGGTTCTTCTGGTGGATGTTGCCTCTGGAGGCGCAACATACAGCGTCGGACAAACGGTCACGATTGTGCAATCCGGAGGAGCGGGGGCCAGGGCGCTGATCCTTAACGTAATTGGCGGGGCCGTGACTGGATTGGCCGTTCTCACCCAAGGCAACGGGTATCACGTTGCGAGCGGTCTCGCTACAACCACAGGAGGGCCTGGCACGGGACTGACGGTAAATATAGTTCAGTGTGTAAGCCCGGTGCTCGACGATACAACATATCGAACCGCGCTGCGCGCGCAGGTAGCCAAAAATCACTGGAATGGTCAACTTGCTTCGCTACAGCCGATTTGGCGGGTGATCTTCCCGGGCGGCACGCTGTCAATTCAGGACAATCAGAATATGACGGCATCCGTCTATCTGGCCGGATCGTTTTCTTCTGTTCTGATCGACATGATCGAAAACGATATGATCGTGCCTCGTCCGCAGGGTGTATTGTTTACGTTCACTCTCGCAACGATGCCGATGTTCGGGTTCGACTTCAACAACGCGTTCATCGCCGGTTTCGACATCGGCCACTTCACTTAGGAATCTTTCCAAACCAATGTCAGGAACAACCAACTTCAAAAACTTTGATGTCGCCGCGGCGAACATCCAGTCTGACGCCACATACTCGGCGGACGCTACCAGAACCGGAGGTATCACGACTGGAGAGGTTATGTCCTCGCCTCTCGGCAACAAACTTTTTTATCAGGTATCCACCGGAATAACAGCATTGATGGAGATGTTGGCTAACAAGGGCTACAGCACGAGCGATGCGAGCCTTTCCACGCTGGCGTCGGCTCTCTCTGTCCTCCTGACGCCTGCCGACGGTTCACTGCCGGTGCAACTGATAGGGCTCGCCAGTGGTACTCACAGTGAGACTCTGGTGCCGTATGGTCTGTGGCAGCTTGATGATCGGGCAGGGAATATTGTGATCAACCTGGCGGCCACCTATCCCGGATTAGCGCCCGGTTTTCGCAACACATTCAAAAAAGTTTATGGCAGTGCGAATACGGTTACGATCAATGTGTATGCGGGCGAGAATATCGACGGAGGCGGTTCGTCTTACACGCTGACTGAGCGAGGCCAGGCAGTCACTTTTGTTGCAGATGGAGCTGCGGATCTTTGGATAGAATCCGCTTACGCGGGGAATTACACTTCATGATGAAGAGAATTACAACACTGGCTGTATTGTTTGTGAGTGCAGCATTTTCGCAGGTAACGCCGACGACCATCGTTGGACCTGTCCTCGATCAGTTCGGGAATCGGTATAGTGGAAGCTTCACCGTTCAGGGCCAGGTGAAGACTAACTTCGGAGTCTCCGTACTCGGCAGCGGAACGGGAAATGTTCGAACGGTGTTTGTTAACGCTGGCGTGATTCAGCCTTTCACGCTCGTCCCTAACGACAATTCGGTACCCAACCTTAGCAGCTACTTGGTTACTTTCGCGAACCAAGACAAGTTCATTTGCATCGTTCCCACTGTGGCGGCCCCGGTCGCAACTACGGCCACAACGGTTCTTAACAGCACGTCGATCTCGGTCGCAAGCGCCAGCGGCCTTGTGGTAGGTCAGTTGGCAACCGGTGCCGGGATTCGAACTTCGACGACGATAACTGTCATCAGCGGAACCACTGTGACGCTCTCTGCTGCGGCGACAGCTTCTGCCTCCGGTGTTTCGGTGACGTTCTACACGACAATGCCGTTCACTCAGGCCTGTTCGCCGAACGCCACACCGCCGAATCAGTCACAGCCGATCGCGCCCTCACAGATCCTCCCTTACCAGCAGGCTGGGTACTACATCGGGACGACCGCGGCAGGCACTGTTCAGTGGCTGCTCGGTACCAACGCGCTTACCACGCTGACTGGCGACACTGTCGGATCCGGTACCGGGTCAATCACCACAACGACAGGCCGGCTTAATGGCATCTCGTTGGCAAATCTCGCTACTGGAATCCTGAAGAATACGACCGGAACCGGCGCTCCATCCATCGCGTCGGCAGGGACCGACTACTTAGCGCCTGCCGGCAATGGATCTGGCCTGACGAGTTTAACGCCAGCCAATATCAGTGCGGGCATTGCGGCGATCAGCGTGACCGGCACAGCGGCGGCACTGGCGTCCTCCCCGACGAATTGCAGTGCAGGCTCAGGAGCGACTGGGATTAACGCGAGCGGCACGGCGCAGGGCTGCACTGCTTATGATGTCTCTGGCGCTGCAGCGGCGGCTCAGGCGGCGGCCATCCTTGCGAGCCTTCAGCGCGCGTCGAATCTATCAGACTTGGCCAGTGCATCATCTGCCCGAACGAATCTCGGGCTGGCACCCGTCGCCGCAAGTGGCTCGGCTTCGGACCTATCGGCCGGTACGCTTCCTGCTGGCCGGGAGCCCGCGCATACGGGCGATGCGACGAATGCGGCTGGGTCGCTGGCGATGACAGTGGCAGCGGTTGGCGGATCGTCCGCCGCCGCTGTCCACTCCGGTGAACTCGAAGCCAACGCAGCAACGAGCGCGAACACGGCGAGCGCTGGAGTGCGCCGGGATGCGAATGGAAATTTCTTCGCCGGGTCAATTCGCGGTCAGGAAGTGTATTCCGGCTACATTGCGAAGAACAGCACGATTGCCGTTTACCCGCCTAATTTTGTAGTGATGGACAAGGACAATCCAGATGCGCCGCTTCAGTTCGAGCAATCCTTTTGCTCAACCGATCCGTTAACTTGCGATATACCTAACGATGGGACGCGGATTGACGCATGGTACAGGCCATCGTCAGGGGGGAGTGGTCTTTACTACGCTTCTTGCACTCCCGGTCTAAACGGAGCCTCCCCAGAGTGCAAAGGAACGGACTGGGTGATTGGTAATGGCGGCAACCCGCTGACACTACCAGCAGAGGCCACAAACACTTTCAATTACGTCTTCAAAATTAGCGGCGTGAAGTACGCAGGAGTAGCGTGCAGTTCGGGCGGCGGTTACTGCCTGATGAGCAATCCGTCCGGTGACAACATTATGTGGATTATGGCTAACGGTGCTGCCCCGATCCTCAGGCCGAATGCAAGTCCATCCTCGTGGTACAACGCTGTGTTTAATGTCGGAATCGCCGTCAAAGGTACAACCTGTATGGCTGCTATTGAGGGGGAACATGGTAGCGGTGCTCCATTCGCAGTTGGGTACAGTTACGCGGATTGTACCGGCGGAAACATAAATTTCAACACAAACATCACGGCATCCCCGATCTTTGCTATTGGCGGAAATGCCTCTTTGCGGTACGACGCGACCTTTGACAATATCTGGGTCAACTACGGCGGGGCGGTAGACGGTTCACAACTGAGTTTCTCGGCCTGCAATGTGACAAGCGGAGCGAGCAATTGCTCGACGGCGTCAAATTGGACGCAGCCTACGGTAAACATCCAGGAACTCACAGGCAAAGAGCTTGCTGATCCGGCGTGGATATTCAACCTTGGCAGCCCGGCATTCCCTTGGAATGGACTGCTTGGTTTTTCCTATAATCAGCACACTTCCTATCAAGCTACGACTCAATTGACAGAAGACATGGTTGTCTCTTGGATTGTGAACGGAAAAGGAAACCTATATGGAAACCAAACTATTAGCGGTGGGAACCTCATAATCGACGGGTCCACCCAACTAATTTGCCTGCGCCCTTCGGTCTGCACCTCCGCACAGCCTAGCGTTGGAGCGGCGGGTGCATCGTTCGACGGTCTGTCCCTGAATAGCTTTTCCCCGATGAGCTTAAAATTCAACGGTACGGAGCGCGTAGCAATCGATGCGTCGGGAAACTTCACCAAAGGTATCTGGCAGGGAACTTTGATCTCACCGTCTTACGGCGGTACGGGAGAGGCTGGCACGTTCACGGGAATTCGTAAGGCGAACTCTGCATCTGCCGATACGGCTGCCGTGCAGGGAGACATCCCGACTCCGGCCACGCAAATCCCTTATGGCGGCGTTAGCAACCTGCTCACGAGCGAGTCACCATTTACTTATTCAACAGCAAGTGGACACCACGGCCCATCGATTGACTGTTTCGGCAATGCCGGATATGGGGTCTGGTTGCGTGCTGGATTCGGAACTGCTCAGCCGTCGCTTAGTTGCTTCGACCCAGCAGCGGGAACAACCTACGATGGGGTCCGTTTGAACGGCTACTCAGCCGCGAGCGTATTCCTGAATAATACGGAAGAGATTCGGATTGTTCATGACGCTTCGCGCGCGAATTTTGCCGCGTGCTATAAATCTGACGGCAAGACTCTGGGGCGCTGCACTAGCGCAGTTGGTACTGACGGCACATGCACATGCACCTAACGAAAATGAAAACTCTCACGCTCTCTCTTCTCTTTGCGCTCTCGCTCTCGCTCTCGGCGCAGACTCCACCGCAGCCATACCAACTCCCTCAGACCGTGGTAGCCCAAAAGTGGTATGGCACTGCGGCTCCTGGCGTGATCCCCGGCGGACAAAATGGGACGCAGGGAATTCAGCCGGGCGACTGGTACTACAACACATCGGCGAGCCCTGCGGCCGCATATTTCTGCTCTGCGCCGGTTGGAACACCATCACCATCTTGCAGGATTGTGGCGGCCGGGCAATGGGTTCTCGCCGGCAACGGCTCACCTACCGGCGCAGCTGGTGGTGACCTCGGAGGTACATACCCGAACCCGACTGCAATCAGCGGCTCTCACCTCACTTCCGGTTCAACCGTCGTGGCGCAGAAATTCTTCGGCACTTCGGCTCCTGGCAGCGTACCGAACAATCTCCCCGGAGACACCTACTTTGATGCGGCGGGCAATGAGTACGTTTGCAAAGCCGCATTTAGTACGGCAGCTCCGGCATGTACAACTGTGGGGCCGAATGGGTGGGTGATGGTTGTTCCGAACAGCGTTGCTTCGACACTGCTGGAATCTGGCGCGGTAACGGGTTCTTGTACCTCAGACAGTGGACAGCTTTACTACTGGACCTCAGCATCGGGAGCTTCTTATTCGGTACCGGCTACACCGGCTGTCCCTTGCAATGTCTACCTGCAAAATAACGACACAGCGAACGCCCTCAGTATCACAAATGCCGGAGCGCAGACCTTTAATGGACAAACGAGTGCGCTATCAATTGGCCTCTGTACAACTCCCACTGCGGGTTGCCCGGTCAAGGTG